TAATCAAACGCTATTTTCACGAAAATAGTAACGGGATTTGGTGGAGACAGTAAGATTCGAACCTACTCACCCGAAAGAACAGATTTACAGTCTGCCGCAACTCTCCCACTTTGCCGTGTCTCCATGATTTTTTTGGTAGGGGTACAGAGAATCGAACTCTGATTAATAGGTTAAAAGCCTACTACTTTAGCCGTTAAGTTATACCCCCAAATTACCATATTGAAGCACACTCAACTTTCTGCCCTTGATTCACTACTGCTACTAGGGGCATGTTCTAATGCGCTTCAATATGGTACACGATACGAGAATCGAACTCGTCTTTCCGCCTTGAAAGGGCAGCGTCCTAACCGATAGACGAATCGTGCAAATAACTACAACAAATTTTTAAAGAGCGTTTGTTTGAAATATTTTTAGATACCATCATTTTAAGATGAACTATTGCAAATATTTCAAACATTTAATTGATTTCTCAATTCATAGATGAAGTATAACACAACCATGAATCTCTGTCAACCAGTGTGTTGTATTTCTACAACATGTTTGGAGTAGGTGACAGGAATCGAACCTGCATAAAACGGATTTGCAATCCGTCCCCTAACCTTTCGGGTCACACCTACACTAACTTTCTACGTGAACCACGGTGCGTTTCATCACGCCGCATTGTCCATGTATATGATTCTCCGTTTGGTAAAATCTTATCTTCAACAGTATCTACACCAAACTTACCTACAATCTCTGTAGTGCCATCGGTGATAGTCACAAACTTATTGTAACTTTTTGCAAACTTCATTGCATCATCCAAAGTTGGACTTGCATTTAATATCATTCCATTTTCAATTTTAATATTCCACATACTCATCTTTCATTTGGTACCAGCGTAGGGATTCGAACCCTATCAAGAACGCTAATCTGGCGCTAAAAGGTTTATAAAACCTCTCTGACTACCCAGTCTCGCTGGCATTGGTGGAGAGTCAGGGATTCGAACCCTGTGACCTACTTTCATAAATCTACGGATTAGCAATCCGCTGCATTACCATCCTGCCCACTCTCCAATTCTTCAATCCTGTTTGCAGCCTCTTCTAACAAGTCTGCAATACGATCAGGTTTATTTTCCTGAACGGATTTTCTATCTTTTATTTGCCTGCGTATTTCAGCACGCTTGCGTAAACGGTAAATTAAACTTTCCATTTTACATCCTTATATGGCGGAAGACGGAGGAGTCGAACCCCATCCCTGTTAAGAGAACCCAGTTTTCAAGGCTGGTCGCAGGACCAACCCCGCTGCATCATCTTCCATATAGAAACACACTGCTGAGAGCTACTCTTAGGATGGCTTCGCTACCCATCCACAGTATGTTTTTATATGGCAGGGGTACCTTGAATCGAACAAGGACCTACGGATTCAAAGTCCGCAGCACTACCACTATGCTATACCCCTATAAACTACAACAAATTTTTAAAGAACAAGTGTGTATTATATACCAAACACGATGGTCAGGCAACTACACTGTTGTATCGAAACAACAAACAAAAAACCCTAGATTTTTTAGGTCTAGGGTCTTGTGTTTGGAGTCTTTTTAAAACTTTAGTTTTAGTTCTCTCTCTTTACACAAAACCCGGTCGGCGCCCATGAGCTATCACCACAATTAATTGTGCGATACTCGGACTGTAGCGTAAAGGGTTTGTGTTTAAAATTTGTCATAGTGTTATTATATAGGAACTTTTGAGCCTTGGCAAGAGGTTTTTTAAAATTATTTTTTATACTTTTGTATTAGTTCTTGTAATGCATCATAATTTGGTTCAGCACATAAGATAGGAACAATAGACCTTACCTCACCTATATCCAAATCCCACCATTTCAATTCCAATAATGCATCAACAATTCTTTGTTCGAACCTAAGTTTTATTGGTCTGGCTGGATTTCCACCAACAAGTGTGTAAGGTTCAACATCTTTAACAACGTGAGAATGTGCAGCAATCACAGCACCATCTCCAATTTTTACACCAGACATGATGGTGCATTCCGTACCAAGCCAAACGTCATTGCCAATAATTACATCACCATTTGTACTTGGGTGTCCTTCAACCGGAGACACATCAATTTCGCCTTTACTCGTGTGACCAAAAGGAAAGGTTGTTATCCAATCAACTCTGTGATTGCCACCAAGAAAGACTTTTACACCTGCTGCGATGGAACAATACTTTCCTAATTTAACTTTTACATTTGGTGCAGAAGTAACAACATTTATATTATTTTGGCCGTATGTAAAAGATCCTGCTTCGATCATTTTATTTTTTCCATGCAATTGGATTGTAATTTATTGGACCAGAAGGATCAATAAAATCAGTAAACATTTCCCATAAATGTTCGGCCACAGCAAACTTCGTAAGTAATCCTGGTTCACGGCCGTAAGCATCTATTTCCCATGGTTGGATCCAATAATCAATCTTGTCTGGATTAACCTTCTTACCTCTCCATCTAGTCAATTCATCATTGGTTTCACCATCAATGTATTGTTTCACATGGACCATTTCATGTGCCAATGTTTCCAGTATTCTTCTGGATCCAATGTGTGGATGTATTTCTATTAGAAATTTCCGAGGTTGTTTTCTTGTATTGTAATCTTCAATACTCGCAAAACCATACTCTTGTATTTTGGTACAAAACTTAATTTCAGTTATACAATGATTTCTGATTCGTGTGTTGGGTATCAATTCCTTGGCGTAGAATTGGGCAGCTCTTTCAACGTAGGGCTTAAAATCTTTGTCCGGACAGTTAACCACACGAATAATCATCCTGGTCTCCTAAGGGCACCATTACCCTTAGTTATTTAGATGATTAGATTTTTTCCACTTGAACGGACGCTTTTTCCAAAAACTTGATACCATCATCACTCCGATAAGAGTTCCGATATAAAACGTGGTTAATACCACTTTGGTAGATAAGTTTGGCACAGTCCAAACATGGAGCATGGGTAATAAACATAGTAGCACCCATACCAGATTCGGTAGATTTAGCCAACTTGGCAATCGCATTTGTTTCAGCATGAAGAACCTCTGGTTTAGTCACTAATTTATAATTTTTCCAAATATTGGATTCTTTATTTACGTGTTGTTCTTTCCAATCACCATCATCACAATAGATTTTATCTTCACAATTGTTGTCCCAGCCAGAAGGCATACCATTGTAACCAATTGAAATGATTCTATCATCTTTGACTACAATGGCACCAACATGAAGTCTTTGTGCTGAGGACAGTCCTGCGAATGTCTCAGCCACATTCATATATGCATCACGAAATTTTTGTTTCACAGGACCTCGTAGTCTTCTTTACCACAGTCACATTCTGGACAAGTAAAGTCATCAGGTAATGTATCCCATGCGCCTTCTTTTTCTTCATCGTGGACATGGCCACAAACTACGCATACATGATCCATTACAGTTCTCCCAATTTTTGTTGATATGCTTCTGCGTGACGTTTCTCAATCTTAGCCAATGCAGCAAAACGTTTTTCTGCTTTAACCAATACATCTGCAAATTGTTCAGCGTGTTCTTTTGATTCTTCAATTTGTTCTTGGAACTCTTGAACTGCTGTATGTCCTTCTTGTGCGGCTTGTTCTTTAAATGTTGGATACATTGTAGTGAATTCATATGTTTCGCCTTCAATGGCCATTTCAAGACACTCTTTGGTTGATGGTTTACCAATCAACAATTCAAGATGACCCCAAGCGTGTTGTAGTTCTTGGTCCGCAGTATGCCAAAAATGTTTGGCAATTTCTTCATGGCCTTCTTCCATTGCAATTCTTGCAAAGTAACGATACTTGATGTGTGCTTGACTCTCACCAGCCAATGCAGCCTCAAGATTTTTAATTGTAACTGACATAAATTTCCTTTCATTGACAATTCGTTTTTAAGTATTATGAAATTCTTCATAATTATATATAGTAGTATAACATAAGGAGAACACCATGGCAATATGTACGGTTTGCGACAATACACTTTCAGGTAAACAAATAAAATTTTGTAGTAGAAAATGTAGAAATACTTATATAAATTCTAAACATAAATCTTATGATTTACAAAAAGACAAAGGAATGAAAAATAAACTCAAACTTTTGGATCTAAAAGGTAAATATTGTCAAATGTGTGGTTATAATAAAAATACAGCCGCATTGTGTTTTCACCATACAAGAGATAAATTATTTGGAATAGACCTACGTAGATGTTCAAATACAAGCTGGCAAAAATTGAAAGAAGAAGCAGACAAATGCATTGTTCTTTGTCAAAATTGCCACATGGAAGAACATCATCCCGAACATAAAGTGGTACGACCGGCAGGAATCGAACCTGCAATCAACAAATTATGAGTTTGCTGCCTTAACCATTTGGCCACGGTCGTATTTTATTTTTATTTGATATATTCTAATGAATCTTTTCGCATCAATTTTGGTGTTTCTCTGATGCCAATATTCTTAATAACGTATACAAAAGTAACACCATCAATCTCTTTGGTTTCTGGTGTACAGATGTAGTAAATTTCATGCGTAGTTTTAACACGCACTTTTTTGATAAATGTTTTTTCAGTTTTCATAATGATTTAATTATATATCAAAAGAAAGAGGTTGTCAAGCAACCTCTTTTTATTTACCACTTAGTAGTATCTGTTTTGAATAATACGGTCATGGTATTCACGGGTGAATCGTTCTACGTCACCTTCATTCTGAGGATTTTTAGAAGTGATATATGATTCTAGTTGACTACCATAATCACCTCTAATACATTTTAGTAAAGAGGTAATTATTTTTTGAATCATTTTTCTTCTTTTTCTTTGATGGTGATTTTCTTAACGGCGTCTTGTACTTTGACCATGTTTTCTAGCCAAACTTTTAACATACCATTAATCATTTCCGCATCTTTAATTTCTACTTTATCTGCAAGAGTAAAAGTACGTTCAAATGCACGGTTGGCAATACCTCGGTATAGGTAATCACCGTTATCTTCATCTTTTGCTGCAGATTTGATTACAAGTTTATTTCCTTCCAAAGTCATTTCAATATCAGACTTGGAAAAACCAGCAACAGCCATTTCAATGACGTACTTGTTTTCTGTTACTTGTTTGATGTTGTATGGAGGATACGATACGGATTTAGCAGCTATCGTTGCTGCTTCACGCATAAGTTCTAATGTGTCACCAAAACCTACTGTGAATGGTTGGATGCGGCCGAATTCGGCGCCGAAAAAATCTTTCATAAGATTTGTCATAGTTTTCTCCTAAAAGCGAGATTAAAAAATTGATACCCCGAAGGCGTATCGGTTGAGGTACTGGTTACGGGATCCAGTGTCACCTTATCGTTGTGACCGCTTTAAACGCTCCTAAGGTAGGTAGAGCACCTTTTTTCCTGGAGTATTAAGTCTCGGTAGGACCAGGTTCCACCTTTGACTTTTCCCATCCCGATGGGACTATTATAACAATATTTATATCAGTTGTCAACCACTATTCGGTTTTTTACCAATATTATATTTTGGAGTTAATTGCCATTCATTCTTTTCCTTGTGTGACAATATTTTAATCTGCGACAAGAAAATTGGTTCGGGCACCTCGGTTTGCTTTTTGTTGACCAACTTTACCAAGCCCCAATCTTCCAATAGGTTTGCAATCGCATTCCTACGTGATAAATCGTTTTCGGAAATGTCGGTTGGTTTGCCATCTAAGGCAAATAATTCTTTGAAATGTACCACGTAATATTGGCCACGTTTGTGGAGTATATGGCAAGATTGGTATAATGTTTGGTCTTTCTTGGAGGCAACACCAATACGGGTCAGTGTCTCACGTACCTTTAGAAAATCATCTTTGTCATCCAATGTCACTTCAACTAAATCTTTAATGTCTATCATTATTCTTCACTCCGCCTGTATCTATTTTTGTTTTTATATCAGCGATTTGTTCATCGGTGAGGATACGTAGGGCTTCTTTAGCCTTGGAGTTTGAATACCCAAAGTAGGTCTTCACACACTCAATATCCTTCTCAGAATCGGCCTTTTGCCATGGAACGAACTTTCGTTTCATAGGCCTGATACTATTTAGAAGATACTGGTATTGCATGTCTTTATCGATTCCTGGCCACAAGTTCATGTCATTGACATACAAGACACAATCTAAGTGGTTGGATAAAGACCTATTGATTAGGAAAGGTGCATAATCTTTGAAATCCAATTCACCATCTGGCACCTTCTTTCTCAGGATGTAATCGGCATAGTCGAACGGACTCATTTGAATTCACATTCAACCATAATTTCTGTGAGGCAAGCAATCAAATTGATTTCGTGGTCTGCAACAAAGGCAGACTGATATTGATACTTGGCCAAAATTAATACCATTTGTGGAACAGAATTGGGTTTTAATTTCTCATACAAACCATCATAGATGTTTCTAAAGATTCTGGTGATATCATTGTCGAGGTTGTTTGTAACCCATTTACGGCAAGCAGCAAAGTCTTTGTTCATAAGTGAAGTTACCAACTCACTCAATTGCACATCAGAAACCGATGCAAGAATACCTTTGTCGATTGTGCCACTAACACTATAACGCTGGAGTTCATTAAGAACACGGCGATTATCTGGAAAGTGTTTGGTAATTACGGCAGCAACCACTTGTTTGTCATATGTAATACCTTCTTGTTCCAGAATCCATTCAACACGTTTGAAGAATGCCGCAGCCATCTTTTGTTTACTGCCATTGATTTTAAAGTCAACAACACTACAACGTGAATGAATCGGGTCAATGATTCTGTTCTTAAAGTTACATGTAAAAATGAACGAACAGTTGGATGAGAACTCCTCAATCGCACCACGCATGGCAGGTTGAGTTGAATTTGGATTTAGATAGTCCGCTTCGTCAATGATGACAACCTTGCGGCCGCCTGACAGGGACATGGATGATGCATAATTTTTGATTTTGTTCCGTAGAACATCGATACCCGATTCGTCTGAACCGTTAATCATAATGTAATCACAACCGACTTCTTCACAGAGAGCCTTTGCAATTGTAGTTTTACCAACACCAGCAGAACCGGCCAACAAGAGATTAGGAATCTCTTTGCGGTTTACATACTCCTGAAATGTTGCTTTGATACCATCAGGAAGAATACAATCTTCAATGGTCTTAGGACGATACTTCTCCACCCACAAGATGTGTTGCGACATTCAAATACTCCATAATATAATTAAATTTCGTCATGCCATTTAAAGCCAAGCAAAAGCTTGGCAAAAAATCTTACGACTGCATTTGGTTTTGTGGATGTATACACAAACATAGAATTTGTGATTTCCCACTTACCAACATTTTTCACTTCAGGTCTTAAAACAAAGGAACTCATTACTGGTGATGATGTGATTGAACCAACACCTATACCACCATTAGAAATGAGAAGTGGTGTCCAGTCAACAGTACTATTGGCTGATTGTTTATTTCTCCAATCTTCAATCCATTGTTCACACGGAGTAAAATTCAAATTTAGTTTGATTTGATCCGTTAATGGAAAGAAGAATTGAAATTCAAGTTGTTGCATTTGGAAAAGGCCACATTGAATCTAGTTCAAGTTCATCAACTCTATTTCTCAAAACACCAATCGCTGTGTTAATGTGTCCGGTACCACCTTGGTCCGGATTATGTCTGGATTCTAGAACCTGAATTTCTTTTTTCAGAACAGCAATGTATTCAGTTTTATCTGTCCATGTTTTTATTTCACCCATTATTTCACCTCTACCATACTTTCATACAACGCTTCAAACTCTTTAGATTCAGCGACCTCGGTTTGAAACGAGTTCTTGTGCTGAGTCTTTGCCATGCGTTTGAGAATCTTTTTGGGAATCTTCAATTCATCATATGCAAGTTCAATGATATCTTTAATTGCAGCATTGTTTGAGTCATTTTTATGCATGTGAAGAACAGCTTCATCTACATAACCTTTGAGTTTTTTTAATGCGTCATCATCAAAGGAACCGAATAGTGTATTCACCTTAGTCATTTTGCACCTATCATTCCGATAACATCATAATCAGATTCTTCAACAACAACATTTCCATTGGTTAAGTTGATTGCTGTTTTACCTTTTTGTTCACCATCAGAAATTGTGAATACTGCCACAATGTATGTTGGGTTAATTGCAATTTTATTGCTCGATCCTGCTTCTGTAATCCATATCATATTATTCTCCAAAACTTAAATCGGATTCTTTTGCTTCAATGGCGATCCAGTATTCCATATCTTCTTTAGTGTTCTTAAAGTAAGACAAACCTTTAGACGAGATTTGTACTTCATAAGAACCAGAAATCATTTTAAAATTCTCTGTCAAAAACAAAGCTTTAAACTTCTTACCATTACCATCAGCAATTTCTGTTGAATCGGTATGTGCAGAGTTATCTTTTGCATCACAGGTTGTAATAGAAATCTTTTCACCATCAGACATGATGCCAATGTTAGGTGATTGTAGAATGCTTGCTGTCTTTAGTATAGAAGCAAGTTCTTCTTCTTTTAATGTGAATGACACATCGACAGAAGGCAAAGTCAATTCTTTATCTGGTGGAGTTACAATCATACTCTTTGCTGTCTTGCGATAGTTTAATTTCTTACGACCAACTTTGAAGATAACATGTTTATCATCAAAATCAATTTCACCATCTTTATATAATGATTGTACGGATAGAAACTGGTTCAAATCATAGATACAGAAGTCCTGTGGGAATTCATCTTTAACTCCGGCCTTGGCCAGTACAGTCTTTGTTGCAGAAATAGTTGTCAATTTCTTACCAGTCTTAAACTCAATACCAGGATTAATGTTGGCAAAGTTTTTAAGAACCGTTAAGGTCTCATTAGATAATTTCATTACGATACTCCTTGTTTCAATTCACTCATTATACCTGAACCATAAGAGGTTGTCAAGCATTTAATCATTTTATTTTTCAAATCTTCTAATGTTCCTGAATTGTCTATGCGATGGTCAATGAAACCACCAATCCAACGCCATTCAGATTCATGTATGCCAGATTTTTGCAACATAAATTCTTCCGCTTTATGATCTCCTCGGTTTGCCTTGACAGCAATTTCATACCAGTGAGGAGTTATTCCACGTTGTATCTCAATCAAGATACCTCTTTGTTGATGAACAAATTCGATTTCATTTTGAAAACGTACATCAGTTATTACATAGTTTTCATTTGGATTTTTTTGCATATAATTTTTGAGTTTAATTACCCAAAAATCTTGGTGAAAAACATCACGACCAACTTCTGTGCCCATTAGTTGCAACGCTAGTCTTGGTGTAAACTCACGCCGAAATTCTTCTGTCCAAAACTTGTCTGGTTTTTCCCGCCATTGTCTAGATTGTTCTGTGTCACCTTCCAACAAATGTCGTGGCCAACCAAACATTTCCGCAGCAACATCCTTAACACCTTTAGCAAAACTCACAGGAGTAAAGCCAAGGTCTTTAAGAATATCGCCGGCAGTACCTTTACCTGAACCAATGAATCCAAGTAAACCAACAATCATTACATTTCTCCAACATAATTCGCAACAGCTGGCATATCACCTCTAAAGTGATAGGTACCAATGTGGTCTGCTCGCATCCAAGGACATAACCAAATAGAACCACCAATTTTACGCCATAGTTGACAGAACATGTAGTCCTCTGACAAATAACGGTCTGAACCACCACCTGTTGGAGAGTCTATAGTGTCAATCAATGTATCAAAGTATGCGTGGATATAACGAGTGCCATCAAAGTGTGCTTGGCCAACGTGGTCAGGTTTGTAGCGCAGGTGAGGAAATGCTTCTGCAAATTTAGGAAACACTTCACGTTTAACCATCATAAAACCAGTACCAATTTCTAGTACCTCAAGCGGTTCAGAAACACTAAATTTGTCTGTACCACGTACTGGATTGAAAACATAATCACCAGTAACTTTTTCTAAAGTACTTGCTTCCATATCTGGATTCTTAATTAAGGCTTTCTTTACAGAAGACCATTTGATAGCTTTCTTAGGATAAGGACCACCAATAACATCTTTATCTAGTGCTAACAAAGCGATAACATCTTGTGGATTAAAGTGTACGTCAGCATCAATAAACAACATGTGAGTACAATCTGAACGATGCAAGAATTCATCAACAAGATAATTTCTAGCACGGGTAATTAAAGATTCATTGAAAAGAAATGAAAATTTCACTTGTACACCATACTGCATACAGATGGCTTGTAAATCTAGACAGGCTTTGGCATAGAGCCCATGATTCATACCACCATACATTGGTGTTGCAACGAAAATACTTTTCTTTGATAGTTCTTCTTTTTTAATTGAAATTTCCATTTTCTCTCCAAAAATAAAAAAAGGGGAGTACCACATTTAGTGGTCTCCCCATCATTTACGGATTAAGCGCCGAAGCTATAACCTGCATTAATAGCAGTACGAACCATAGATTTGGTTGGTTTGCCCATACGGTAAACAGAAACTTTGCTACCATCACCACGGGATTTGGTGTTTGTGTAGATAACGTGACCTTCTTTACGAAGTTCTTCTACACGAGCAGAAACGTTTTGGATGCCAAAACGAGCACGAGCTTGTGCAACTGACAGGGTGTTATAACCGTCTGTCTTGCTCAAGTAGTTAAGGATTTTTTCTTTTGCAGAAAGTTTGGTAGTCATAATAATCTCCTAATGACAAAGTTAATTAACAAAAAGCTTGTTCTCACAAGTATTCACATTATACTATTACTTAGTGTGTGTGTCAAGTATATTTGCGGTATACTTTTTTATCTACCAACTTGTGGTAGATACTTAGTCTTGGTTTCTTCCCAAGAAAGATATATCAAGTCATCATAGAACAATGATTCATAAGATACATTATTCTTTTTCTTCAACATTGATATACGACCTTTGGCATATTTGGTTTTCCAAATTTGTGTCAAGGTTTCTTCACTGGTATCAAATGATTTGACCAGTTGTTCATCACCAATTTCTTTCCTAAGATATTCATTGGTGTTGTTGTACAAAGGAGAGAAGTAAATTCCCCTCTGGTGTTCGGTACGAATAAGTTCTTTTGGAATGCCCAACTTACCATACGCAAAGTTTAGTGTACGATTTTTATGGTCACGTTTAAGTGGAAGTCCTTTTAGATTTTTGGCTTCCCACCATTCAAAATACTTACGTGTATAATTTTCTTTTACCCAATCATAAATTAACGCCCTAGTTTTTCTTGATGGTTCAAAAGCAACCGAACCACTAGAGAACCCCATTTTGTTCCAGTGTTCAAGACCATCATACTGAGATAGGCCACCGGACTTAGTGTTACCATAAAGGGAAGTAGTTGTAACTCCAACAAGAACATCTCCATATTGTCTTTTCCAATCATTTTGTACTGTGTCAGCAAGACACAATAATGCAAGCAATTTACCACCCATGTAATTAAATCCAAGTGGTTGTAACGGAACAATTGTAGAACCAATTGCAGTATGATTAATCATACCTTGTTGTGTCTTAACATCTCTAGGCCAACCAATTGCAGAATCTCTTGGAGTCAAATCCAAGAAATCTGATGATATACACATAACACCAAGATACTTATCCGTGTTTTCATCAACCACGGTGTAATAAAGATTGCGTCCAATATTGGAGTTATTCTTCATTGTTGAGGAAAAGGTACGAACTGTATTCCATGTTTCAGCTAAAGGTCCATTAGACAAGACTAATTTTGGCTTTAAGTTTGCGTAGTCATCTGGACCTTCTGGCATCCAAAAGTTCTTTTTAACTTTTTCAACCAACTTCTTTTGAGTAACATCCACCAGTTGAACTTCTTCTTCAAAAAGTGTACTTATGGTTCTAGTTGGATATTTCTCATGTACTTCCAACCATTTTTGATATAACGTATATTCTCGCACATCCATTTGTGATGCGTATGTAAGGTCTTTAATTAATATCTCTTTCAACTGCTCAGTATCAATATGTTCAAAACGTTCAGGTTCATTTAGTACCTGCCATTTCTCCCACTGAGAATCAACATAATCTATAGGTGTAGCCATCAACTTTTCTTTATAAGTTTATTCATTTTTTTAGGATTAAAATACTTGCGTCTAATTTTATCTAATCTTTTCAAGCCAAATTGCAATGCAAGTGGTTTTACACGGCTAGTATACACTATCCCGTTCATATGGTCAAGCTCATGTAGAAAACATCTTGCAGATATACCAGTAAATGTTTTGGTATGTTTCACACCTGTGAAATCTTGGTACTCAATTTCAACTTGTTCAGGTCTGGTAATGTTGAGATTTAGGAAAGGAAATGAAAGGCATCCTTCTTCCATATGTTTTTCACCCCTCGTTGAAAGTACTTTTGGATTAAAGTATGCTACATATTCTTCACCTGCACCCATGACAAAAACACGATATTCAAATCCGCATTGATTAGCGGAAAGTCCGATGCCATTATGTTTTTTACAGGTTTCTACCAAAGCGGATGCAAAACTATTTGCGTTGATTGGTGCATTTTCAAAATCAAACTCAGGTAAGACCTTGTAAAGAGCTGAATGATCTGGCGGCACCAAATCAAATGTTTCGACTGGTGATGCGGTAGGTTTTACTTTGGCCGCTTCTTCTGTGTCATATAAGACAATATTTTCTGTACTCATTTTGCAATCCTTGAAAAATTATTTTTCTTTTCAAATTTAATAACCGAACGGAACTTATCGAACAGTTGGTCACCCTTGTGTGAAATGACAAATACATTTGTATCTGCACCCATCTCATGTATCAACTTCAGAAATTCTTCAGTGCCTACAGTGTCTAGGCTGGAATCAAACACTTCATCAAGTATCAACAAATTTGTATTGGTACTATTCTTTAGTTTGGCAATCTGGCGCCAAGTAAATAATAATGCCAAATCAATACGCATCTTTTCACCTTCCGAAAAATTGGCATAAGAGAAGTCGTCACGGTGTCTACTCTTAATTGTTTCTTCAAAGTTTTCATTGATGTTGAAGTTGACAAAAAAGTCCATTGCCTTCAGGTACTTGTTAATCAACTTATTCATTATTGGTAAATACTGTTTAATGATACGTGTCTTAATGCCGCCATCTTTCAATAAAGTACCTGCAAATTCATGGTAATGTTTTTCATTCAGACTATTTTCATAACCCTTTTTATATTCGTCCAAGGCATCATTCAATTCGGTTAGCTTTTGGTCACTACCTCCTGTACTTGTTTGCTTCTTGGTCAATTCATCAATCTCATTATTCAACTTAGAAATGTAGTTGCTTATTGCTGATATTGTGGATGTGTGTTTAATAACTTCGCCGCTGTGAGAACTGATATGTGAAATGATATCAGTTATTGATTTTATTTCAGTAGTTACTTTGTTTAACTCATGTTCAATCTCAACCAGTCCAGTTTTTTGTGTAGTAATTTTCTCCGATTTTTCTTGTACCTGAGAATCTTTCCACTCAGGTGTAATTGATTGTTTACATGTTGGACAGTCGTGGTTGGTTTCATAGAAGTCAATCTCTTTTTGATTTCGGTCAATATTAGTTTGTACTTTACCTTTGATTTGAAATAGACTCTTAGATTTTTTATCCAGTTTATCTTTCTTATCACCAACCTTATTTTGTAATACTGTAATGTGTTTGTTAATCAAAACAATATCATTTTGCAATGTTGACATTTGTTGCTTTGACTTTTCAATTTCTTCGAATTTGCGTTTGATATCCGCATCATGGTTCTTTTTGTGTTCCTCGATATTTTGTTTTTGTAGAGTTATCTTTTCTTCGGTAAGAGAAATTGCATACTTGGCTTTGTTCAATTCTTCCTTAATGGCAGAATTCTTCTCTTTAATAACATTGTTCATTGAAGAAAAGATTTGTATGTCCAATAGGTCTTCAATGATTGCTCTACGGTCAGATGCCGATAATTGCATGAACGGAACAAAAGATGCTGAACCAAGAATAACAACCTGCGTAAAAGACTTGTAATTTAATTTGAGAATATTATTCTCTAGTATCTCTTGATAGTCTTT